TTAAACCATGTTTCTGTCTAATCAATCAATTTGAGAGATCGGTGTTCAGACCTCAGGTACTTCTTCAAGTGAACGCTTATCAACCGAGATGGTATTGAGCTCAAAATCTGAAGCGGGCAAAACATAGACTAGTACTTCTACATCTGCGGGAACATTATCGGGGAGACCTAGTCTCGCACCCACTGAGACGCCTAACACTCCGGAATGAAATTCCGTACAAGCGGGCGAACTCGCTGTCGCTGATGGTTCATTGTACTCTTCTCCGTTCCACACTCTTCTGAATGGCTCTTCGGCTAGATAAGGCACTGTGATAGCGTACCTATTTTCGGTGTTTTTGAGAGAACAAGACATTGTATATTGACTCATTCTCGTCTCGTAATCACCGGGAACGTTTGATGTGTTGGGATGAAATGTAAAATCCAATCTACCCTCTTGGAAGTTGGTGCCCGATATCTCAAAGATAAACGTCAAACCTCCTCTCCAATATTTAAATTTTGAAGAGAGATATGTGAGAAGGGTCGGTCGAAACTCTCCTGGGGGAACTCCTTGATCAAACTCAACCATGGGATGTACCTTAAAAGATGCCAACAACTCCTGACTCTCATTTCCTGCTTTCCAAATAAATGAACCGAGCAAATTAGGTCGTTTAAAGAGTGATGTTAGATTGGCTTCATTTTCGGACGTTCCAAAATGTTCTGCATCAACAATCTGTTGACAAGCGGGATGCATTCCTAGTTTGTCAATTGGTTCTGGTCCTGATGAAAAATTCATAAATCCACAGTCTTTGTGTGTCACATACTCAGGAACAGTAGCGATGGCTGGCTTGTCCAGACATGACAACACATTTGAAATAATCTTTTCTGGGACAATCTGTTCTTTGATCGTCTCCAAACCTTTATCCATTAATCCGTCTAGAATACCTTCCTGAATGACTTCTCTGATAGTGCTGTTTTTAAAACCAGGAAAATCATTATTGATCTTACATGGAGGCACTCCTCGGAATATTCCCATTCCAAATTCATCTGACATTGAAGCATAAATCCAAGTTGATCTATAGTTGGGACCTGCTCCAGTAGCGGGACAATGTCTAATGTACAATCTTCCTATCCACAAGTATGGTGACGTGCTTTGTACTCCTTCCTTGTAATAAAACGGGTTAAGAGCAATTCCAGCACGGTGCGCAAAGGGAATTTGTACTTCAATACAACCTTGTTCTTGTCTGCTAACACACCTAAATGCATCAACAGTGGTCCCCTCTCGAGCGAATGCTGTTTTGTATTTGATATCATTTCCGGGAACCTGTTCATTTGGCCGCGGTTCGAAATAAACCTCTGTCATTCCTTTGTTTGGTTGTGAAGCTCCAGTGGTGTATGCTGTGAAGATCTTAATATTAAGCGCACCTCTGAAGGCATTAAACATTCGAAGCACCCAAAACGTTTTAAGAATATCATAGATGTCAATAGTTTCCCATTCAACAGCCTGAGACATAGTCACTTTGATGTTTTCACGAACCTTACGATAACGTTTGCAATGATTTATGAGGTTCGGATCTGTCTCGCCAAACTGCTTTGTTCGAGGATCACCAGTTTTAGCGCGCTGTGCCGAAATGTAAGCTCCTTCAACAGGATAAGAGTTAATTGGTGGTTGACCACCTGTCACTCCTCCACTTCCTGATTGCTGCATTACTTGAACTGGTCTAAATTCATTCGAAGATCGAGCTCCTGGTATTTGGTTTCCGATTTTACGACCCAACTCGCTCAACATTCTGAACGTAATAGGCGTTGCTCGAGGAATCTTAAAGACTGGTTGATCGATACAAAAG